GGTCTCGGCCATATCTGGGGTGTAGCTTGCCCGAATGGAGTCGGCTGGGTCTTGGCCTTCGGCTTTCATTTTACTAAGGCCGCCAATCTGATTATTCCATCCGTCCAGTCCTTGCGCTTCCGCTCCTTGTACGCCTCAGCCAACGCTCCGAATCCTCGGTGGAGTCTTTTGGCCTTTGCCTTCTTGGGCTTTTCTAAATACCACGGCTTCTTCATTTTATCGCATCCCGCCATTGGCTTGTGCGCTTTGGCTTCTTGATCTCGCCGTTTTCGCTTAGGTAGCGAGCGTGGTATTGAACTGCCCCTTGGCTTTTGTTTAATATCTCTGCAATCGTTAGTGTTGGTATGCTATTCGTGATTAGCGTCTTTACTGCGTCCCTCAATAGCTCGATTTTGTCTTGCCTCTTGGTCTTTGCCATTAGGCTCTCAAGATCATTAGCCGTGTATCGCTCGTTGATAATCGCCTTGGCCTTGGCCGCCGAGGATATGAAAGGTTCATTCATACGATTCTTATCGCTTTGAGGATTTCGTATGCGACTTGCGGGACGATGGCGTTGCCCAATCCTTTAAGTCTGTCCATCCCATAGGGTATCCCATTAGCCACTCGACCCACGCTGGGTTCAGTTGCCCAGTTGCCTTCCCGCATTTCCCCGCAATCACTTCCTCTAGATTCGCCTTGTTGCGACTCGAAAGTTTCTGTCTGTTCTTGTCTGTTATCATTGGATGAACTTTGTTGGCCTTGGGGGTTGGCCAGAACAGAACAGAACCCAAAAGATTTGTCGTTCCTCGATGTCCCGATGGCCGCAAGCGTTTCGCCGAGTTGTCTGGCCCTCCGCTTGGTGTCCGTGGAGTTGGCCACATCGCCCCCCCCCCCCGCAATAATCCAAACTCTGTTTCTTCTGTGCGGGGCATCGACACCGCAAGCTGGAATAATGATCGGCTCGACTTCGTAACCTTCCGCTTCCAAATCAGAACACACTTGGTCGAGTGCCAAGCCGATGATTCCAACAACATTCTCACCAACGACCCAAGTTGGCTTTGCCTCTTGTATGACTCGGAGCATTTCTGGCCAGAGATAGCGGTCATCGTCCTTGCCTCGTTGCTTCCCGGCACAACTGAAAGGCTGGCAGGGAAATCCCCCAGTAAGAAGAGTGACTCCTCGGTATGCCGTGCCATCGAGTGCTTTGATGTCTCCGTGGATTGGAACTTCTGGCCAATGCTTTTTGATGACTGCTTGTGCGTATGGTTCGTTGTCGCAGAATCCAATCGTTCTGAATCCAGCCCATCGAGCGGCAAGAGCGAATCCCCCGATTCCGCTAAATAGATCGAGGTGGGTTGGTTCATTTGTTGTTGAGGTTATGTTCAAGATTTGTTGTGGCAAGTGCCGTCTTTAGGTTGTTACAAATAATACTCCGCAACGCTTTTCCCACTAACTGTCCTAACTGTCCTCTTGTATATGGGATGCCCCATCTTTTTGAGATCGCATATTCTGCTTGCCAATCGAAAGCATCTGAACCATTCAAGCGCATCCAGAGCCGTGATCGCTCGCCCTGTTTTGAGGTGGGCTAGGATTCTAGCGTTCTGGTCGTGGCCTTCGCTCTGCTTGGGGTGGGTGGTTCGGGCGAAGGGTAGCTCGTATTGTTCTGTGATTGTGATCATACGAACATTCCTTTCTTTCGCTTCCTCGTGAGGCTGATCTTTCTATTGATTGGGTTTCCCTTGGATGGGGTGAAGTCGTTGCGGATTGCGTAGAGTACCGTTCCCCTATCGCATCCCCAAGCTCTAGCTAGTTCAGCCACACCAGCCCCTGCGTCGAGTTGAGTTTTCCATAAAGCCCAGCGTTTCTTCACAACTTCATATGTTCGATTGCTCCTAGTCCGGTACTTTCCAACCGTAGGCAGTAGTTCCTTGGGGATTTCGAGTGGGCTATGACCCCCTTGGATATGCTGACTGATCGTTTTAAGGGGTATTGTGAGGCGAATGTTGTCTATTATGTTCGCTAGTTTATCAATCTGGCCTTGGCCTCCGTTCTCCTTTGCCCTTGCGATCATCCCCGCTAGTTGTGTGATCTGTGCATCTTGCCCAGCCATCCGTTCCTCGAGCATCTTGATTCTATGGATGGCGGCGGGTAGAACTAGGTGAGCTGTAAGCATTGAGTTCAAGGGCAACCCGCTTTCACCCAATCTTCTCGGCACTTGTAGCCCATCACCTTGTAGGTTGGGGGTGAGTAGCAACTATTCCGGTGGTTATCATTCATTGGTTTGTTTTCCTTTTTGGTTGTGGTTTGATTCCTTCGCTGACAATTTCTGGCACAAGCCCTCCAATCCTTTACAGGGGTCTTGCCCCCAATCCTCCATCCGTTGCTTTCGTAGTAATCAAAAGCCGACTCTGCATCCGTTGTCCCCCATCCGATCTCCTTTGCATATGCAGACCAATCAGAGCGAGCGGGGCGTAAGCCCTCTTTCTTTGTCTCTCTCTTACTCTTATTGTTATTGTTATTGTAATTATGTCCGATAGATGGGTCATCTTGGGGCTCAAGATGGTTCATCTTGGGAGCATCTTGGGAGCATCTTGAGGTCATCCTTCGGGCATAGCCGTCCGATCTATCCTTCATCTTGGCCAATCCAGTAGCTACTCCTTTGTGATATATCGCCCCATCTTTCAATTCATAAACCCCTGCAACCTCAAGCTCTTTTAGGAGTGGCTTGGCATCTTCTCCAATCATTCTGCTTATCTGTTCTGGGGTGGGAGGGTTGCCGTTGATGGTTAGCTTACCCTCGGCCTCGGCTTTGTACATTAGGCACAGGAGGTGAATCCATAGCCCTTTGGCACTAAGACTCACCAATGCCAGCTTTTCGTTGGATAGCCAGCGGTTCGGCTCGAACGCAAACCAGAAATTGTCTCGCTTCATTTGCGTTTCTCCTTGTCCCGCTCCCGGTATGTCTTAGCTCTGGCCAATAATTCCTTCGTGACTTTGTGGGAATAATCCAAGTGTGTTCTTACATCCTTGAATGCCTCTCGTTGTGCAGGGGTGAGGCTTTGGAATAGTTCTTTAACCCTGCTTGCTAGGTTTTTGTGGAGGTCGCCGACGAGGGCGAGTCTTTTAACGCTCATTTATTTAACCACTTTCTTATCGCATCCCACAATAGGCCGAGAAGAAACATCGCCCCAAGAAAAACTCCGAATGAAAAGGCGAGTGCCATTCCAGCTTCGACCAATAGTTTCAGAGTGGAAACAAGGGAACTTATCATTTGGGTGAGGACGGCCACGCCGCCCATTGAGCAACCCTCGAAGCCACTTGCCAATCGCCAACATAGAAGTGCGGTTCAATATACCGCCCTCCCAGTATTTCGCCGTCTCTATCCAATAAGATTTTCGCATAGTTATCTGGTCTTTCTTTTGTTGATTGCCATTGAATCATTGTCCACTTTACTTTCGGAATCTGAACATCAATCGACATTGGGTGCGAGCCTCCTTATGGCCAGCACGATATCGTTAAGCGTGTCCTTTATCACTTGGTCTTCTGTGCTGTCGGCTATCTGTTGAACCAACTCCGCACATCGACTCCTCTCGCTGGCCTCTGCCATCCTCAAACCCTCCCGCAGAATTGCGGAAAGGTCGGGGAGGAGAGTCGCCCCTATTGATAATGTCTTTGGTATATTAGAATGGAATTGCATCTTTTTTATCCTCATCAGCCAATATCTCAGCGATGATTTCATTCCGTAGTAGGTCGTTGGCGTATGGCTTTCCGTCTGCGGCGGGTTTGAGTTCTTGTTTGGCCAGCCAATCGAGATAGTCCAGCCCCTTACCGCTTGGGAACTTGGCGATCTCTCGGAGGCTCGACCCCTTATGCTTACCAAACTTCAACACCATATCTCTTTTCTCTGTGGCTGATGCTTCCTCTCTCACAAGTTGAGCCGTGATCTCGGCCACCTCTGCCTTTGTAATCTTGGCGGGAGGTGGTTCGTTCTTGTGGGTGTTGAGTGGTTCGTTGTCGAACCCGCCCACAGGAATTTCTTCTGCCGGGGTCGTACTCAACTTAGAGTCGATTAGCACGACGATATGGGCGAAGGCAGAACGACAAGCCCTGCTAATTGCCCTTGTCTGAACCATCGCTCGCTTGGCGTAGGTCGGGCGGGTTGCCCACATAGGCTCATCGTCACCCAAGAACCCCTCGGCACTTGATATGACTTGGCCATTGTCCATCCTCTTGACTTCACCGATACACCGATAGCCATCTTCGAGCCTCTCTACATCTCGGGCAGAGGCTACGCATCCGTGCGCTACTGCGATGGCTTGCCATCCTTCGACCCGCACATAATCCTTTTGGCCTATGCGCTGGCAAGTTTGTTTTACTATCTCTCTGCAAGCCCCCGCCACATCCGTTGCTTGTCGGATATGATTGGAGACTCCGTTACTGGT